TTCGGCCATAACCCCATTTCGCCTTTGCGCCAAACACATCAACCAGCACGGGGGCGACCCGTTCAAACATTTGACACGCCAATGACAGGTCATGAGCAGTTGACAAAACCGTTTGAGGCTTGCCCCGCTGCGCTGCGATCGTTGTCAACCATGCGCCAATAATCGGGGCGATGAGACTTGACTTTCCCGACTGGCGCGCTGTGCTGATACAGGCCTGACGCGTCGAATACTCATTCGAACCAGCAACCTCGCCGGCGAACATTCGGTCAACGACATGCAATTGCCAGGGGAGAAGCTCGACACCCAGGTGCATGCTCGACCACTGCGCAACCAGGTGGCCATCGCTGTAATCGCCCGTGACGCGGGTTTCCAACCTCGGAAGCGTCATGCCGAAATCGTTTGCATTTTTTCCGTATTCGGGCGAATTCATTTTCGGGCGTTCCAATTCGTTCGGTATAGACGAAAGATAGGGGCTCGGGGTGGTCGTTTCCGTGTCAAAAAAATCGAAATCGTTTGAGTTTTTCGTTTGCGGGTCTGCTGCTTCGCGGTCGGTGCGGTTCGAGCGTTCGCTAACACCTGGCCGTCGTGGTTGTTTGACTGGCGCGCTTGCGTTGCTGCGCTTGCCCGCTGGTTTCGTGCCGGCGATTTGTTGTCGGGTGTTCAGTCGGTCGGCTGTCTGTTTGTTGATCATGATTGCTCCCCGTTTTGCGTTGCAGTGTTTGCAGGATGGCACCATCCCATCGCGCCATGTGCCCCCCTGTTGGACGGGCACCAGGTGGTCAGCCTCGGTTGCTTGCCTGTCGCCACACCAGTGGCATAGGGGTGAGCCTTCGAGTAGTTCGCGCCGTGCGCGTTTGTATGCAGCTGAGTTGTATTCACTGTTAGACATGAGTCGGGTAAGCCCCCCCGCCCCGTTGCCACACAGGAGCTCCCGAACATTCTTTATTGTCGCGCCTCACGACATCATTACTTTCAACACACATCATTCATTTGCCTCAGCACTTACTGTTACCAATTCGGTTCCTACTGCTCGCAATGGGTACATGGCTGATCTACCCACCTTCCGGTGTGTTATGCCGGCAGAGTGCAACCCCCTACGCGACCATGCTCCAGGCAGTACTGCCATCGTTGTGTTGTATCGAGTCACTAGCGACGCATCCAGTAAATGCCGACCATGCCGGCGATAATCATTGAGAGATACCAAATCCCTGTGGCTGTATTCATTGGGCGCGTCCTAAGCGTTCCGCTATCAGGTCTATTTGACTAGGTCGCCAAACATACACCTCAGCACCGTTTGCGCGTAATGCACCGATGACCTTGACCTGTTCGGGGCTGAGTTTTCCCTTTTCGGTTTTCAGTTCTGCCCAAATGATGCCCCGCCCCCCTGGGTGAATCAGGCACAGGTCAGGTTTGCCCCTGAGACCCCCTGTGCGGACTGCACCGTTTGGGTAGCGCATTGGTGGGGTGTGATCTACCAGCCATCCGCACATGATCGCGATGTGAGTCACAGTGTCCTGCCAAATCTTTTCGGATGCGTTGACAGCGGTCATTTGCCCATCCGTTGACCCATAGCGACCCCACAGCTGAAAATGGCCATCAGGGTGATGATGAAACACACAAAATCAATCATCCGCAGCTGCCTTTTCTGCTTCATTGCGGATTGTCTCAATTGCTTCGATGCATTCATTCAATGCAAGCAATGTTCGTTCGGCAAGTTTGCGCCAGGTGTCGCGTTCGCGCTGACATTCAAACAATCGGGTCATGTATCTGTCGCGCTGTGCTGTGGTGTTTTGAACCTGAATCATCAAATCTTCGATGTGGTCTTTTGCTGTGCCGATGTCCATCAGAAAGGTTCCTCAGGTGATTCATCCTCAGCGGGTGCTGGGGTGCCGTTTTTCAATTGGTCAATGAGCTGTGATGCCTGTCGTTTTGTCAGCGATTGCAGACCGCTGGGGACTGTGCGCCCCATTGACTTGCAAATGGCCTTGATAGCGCGTTCCTGCGCCTCGGAGAGTGTGTCTGCCGGCGATGTGATGGTGACATCCCCCCGTCGTTCTACCTTTTGCATTTCCTCGCGTGATGGTTTCTTAGCCCACCCAGCCCCTGACCCATCAGTCGAGCTTGAGAACCCGCATAGGGACAAACTGCGCCCGGTCGCCGATGTAGAACAGTTCTCGATGTGCGACGAGCGATTCACATTCGACGACCCCCTGATTTCTTCGGCATAGTCAACTGCGACAGGGTGCGGGTCATCCTTGTGGAAGTAAATCGAGCTTCGAACGATGCAGCGGTCACCCTCAAATGTCACCAGGTCATTCACGATGCGACCGTCAGGGTGTGCAGCCCAAAACTTGACAAGTCTGTCCGCTACGGGCTCATAGTCTTCCAGGCTCATTCGGGTGCCCCCCAAATGAACTGAATGACCTTGTTGATGTCAGGGGACGATGGGTGCAGCATTTTGTCAACCTGTTTCGGCAGGTACATGATGCGGGCAATTGCCTGAGACAACAATTCGTCGTGGCTGTCATCGCCGGCGAGCATGAACTGTTCCTGCATGGCCATGAGGCCTTGAATGATTTGTGCGTCGGTCATTTCGTTGCCTTTCCCATTTGCAGCGCGAGCAGGTGACGGAACAGATCGGAACGATTCCAGGGTTTGAACCCTGGTGCATCCTTGTTTGTTCGGTTGAGTGTGTCGCGCATCGTGTCCAGTTCCTGCATCATTTGCACGGGGAGACGAAACGCCACAGTGACCTGTGGTTCCTTCATTTGTTTTCCTTTTTTCCTGAGTTGACGCGCCAGTTTGACGCGCCTTTGCCGTTGTCCCATAGGACTGCAGCGACCTTTGCGTTACATTCGGGGTTTTGTAACGCCTTGATGACTTTATTTCTCGGCACCTTACAGGTTCGCATTGTCAGGGTTGACCAGCTCCCCTGAATCTGCCAAATTCCTACATCGGGGCGACCTGTCGACTGGCGCACATCGGAAACGACCCCCGCCTGGCATCGACTTTCGCGCCATGCCAATTTGGTGAAAATGGGCACGGGCAAACCGTGACGACGCATGAGTGCATGCCACTGGGGGCATGACCCTTCAGTGGCTGTTGCTTGCGCTGGTGTGGCAATTGTGAACAGTAGAGCGATGGCCATGATGCGACTAATGAGACTCCCTCAGTGTGGTATTCGGTTCCCATCGGTCGAATGGGGTTTCACGGGTGGAAACCTCAACTGACTGAATCAAACCTGTGTGGATGTCCATGAAAATTTGAACCAATGTGCATTGGTCACTGCTGACATAGAACCGATAGCCGACGGTCATCATGCAATGCCCCAAACGATTGCGTCGTTCCCTGATCGCACCTGGCGCACTGTGCCGGTGTCCTGCACATAGCCATCCTTGACGAGTGAGACCCGACAGGGGCGAACTGTGTTGCCTGAAAGGTTCAAACCGATTTCGACTTCCTCGTCGGTTGCACCGCCGTGTGCCTTGATGAAATGAAAAATGCGGGCACGATTGGTTCCCGACTTAGGTAGTGCATTTGCAGCTGCGTTTCGTGATGTGCGCTGTCGACCGTTCACGACGGTATTACGAGCCAGGGCGGGACGCGTGAATTCCCCGCCCGGCTCAAATCCTGGGCACACTTTCCCGCGCGATGTGTACCAATGCTCGATGCAGTAGTCCCCCATCGAGTTGCCTTTGCTGCACTGTGGTTCCTTGCAAGGTTGCATGATCACCGTTCCTTTTCTGTTTGCCCTGGGTGGCTGTCCTGAGATACTAGAAAACGCAAACGATTAGGTCAAGCATTTGGGCGCAGGCCGTGCCGGGAAAGGATAAAAACCCGACACGACCCGATGTCCCGCGACAGCAGGATTCCCAGCCTGCTGCCACTGTCGAGGCTAGTCAGGTCGGGGGATTGACCGCCACGCCTCAGACATTTTTTGTTCGGACGATGCGAATTCCATGTCCAGCTCAATGTGGAACCACGCCCCGCCTTTGCCACCGTTGTTTTCGGCAGTCCACAGAATGCAACCCGCGTCGCCTTCACCGCGACTGCAGCGGTAGCCCATCCCGTATTTGGTGCCTGGTTTGGTGTACCAGTGCGCCTCGACGATTCCGAGCGTTTTGGTGTTGTCCATGAACCACTGCCACGCCTCAGCGATCACCTTTGCGTTTTGACCGTTGAAACCAATGTCAAGTGCGACACCCAGGGAATGCACCGATAATTGGCCAGGCTTGCCCCGCATGTCGCGAACGACAAATGACCCCAAATTTTTGAATTTGTATCGGCGAACGCATGCCTGAATGAACCATTCAGTCCCTGCCAGTTTGCCTTTGCCGGGCTTCGTAACTGGGTAATAGGGATAGGGGCGATTTGCTGGTTTTTTAGCTGTTGCCATTTGTGCGACCGATTGCAGAATCACCAGGGTTTGCCCAACGCATGATGACGGGCAATGCTGCAGCCCATAGCGCATGCAGTGTCAGTTTGGGGTCATTGGTGGCTGTCCATACTGGGAGCGCAGCTGCAACCAGTGCGCGAGCGTATGACGCTGCTGCTGCCTTCATTTTGGGGTTCATTTGTGGCCTTTCAAGTGGTCACGGAATAGTTCCGCGAGGTAGTCGAGTTTCTTTGAGTTTTCGCCATGATCGCGATTGTTTTGTCGGCGCATGAATTCAAGCATTGCGACGATGACTGAGAACCCGCCACCGACTAGGGCGATAATGATTCCGTCACTCATCGTTCGCTACATCTTCGATTGGTTGCAGATAGTTTGCAGCTTCTTCATCTGTCATTTCGCGAATTTCATCGCCGACCAAAATTTCAGGGTGTTTCATTTTTAGTTCCTAAATCCATAGACACGAATAGTTCCACCCGAGATTGTCCCCGAGGATGGGTAAAAAGTGAACCCAGTATTTGCGCCAGTGCCGATTGACCACCCGCCGACTGTGCCGACCTGGGATGAACCACCGAGACAGTTGAAAGAACCATAGAAATTTGTGTTCAGTGCCCTGTTCGGGTTGTTGATTGTTAGGGAACAACTGGTGTCGCCTGTATCGACATAGCCGACGACCGTGAAACCTACTAACGCGCCAAATGCTTGCCCATTGACTGCAGCAAGTCCCGCTGTCTGCGTGATTATGTTTGAGTAGTAGTTATTTGCTGTGTCGACATTGAACGCAATACGCAACTGTGCCCCACCGACGGAACCTGTGCCACCCGTCCATGTCACGAAATAATTGTTGTAATCCGAGGAAAATGCGCCTGTCACGACTGCGGATCCAGCACCTGTTCCGACTGTTTGTGTCTTCACCAACCACAATCCGATTGCATTCATGTCGGCTGCCCGCAGGGTTTCCCCAACGCTAAATGATGGAAATGTCATGTCTGTTCCTTACCAGTTGAGTTTGTTTGTGTCCAGGATTCCATACAGATTTGAATCCAAATAGAAATAGGGGGTCAGGTCTGCGTCGATGACCGAATAGGTGAATCGGCTGTCGTTTGCGTCAGCTGTGAACGCAACCCCCAAAATTGTGAGGGTGTATGTGTATCCACGAAATACCAGGGTCGTTCGGTAGCCGGGCAAATCCCAGTAGCCATAACCTAGATCGAGGTTCATTGTCGATTGCGACGATGCCACAGCAGACACCTCAGAAATGCCAAAACCAGGTCGTGAGTACACACCTAGCAACCAGTCTGCTAGGTCGGTTGCTTGCCCTGTGGATGAGTTGAATGTCGAGACACGCAATGTTCGGAATGGTGCTGAACCTGATTCACGAATCACTGTTGACCCGGTGTTCATGTCAATTTGCACCTGGGTGAAGTAGTCCTGTGCGAGCGAATCAAATGTCAATGCTTCATAGTCCTGAACGCTTGCCGATTTGGTTGCATCGGAAAATGACACTGGCAAAATGCCGATGAAATCTTTTGTATAAAGACCCAGCAATCCCGACCCGTCTTTGAGCACTGAACCAGTCGAGGCTGCAGCCTCGTTCACCCAGTTCAGCAGTGAGTTATCAACAGTTGATGCTGCAAGCAGTGGAGCAGTGCCCGCTGTGTAGGTGGTGCCATAGTTGAGTGAACCAATGCCGGCGACGGTCGTCATTTGGGTGAGTAGGTCACCAGCTGCGACTGCTGTGTTTTCGCCTGATTGCCGTCCCCATTCGGCCATGATTCCTTCACATTCGATTGTCATGAAGTCGGCTGCACCTACGCCCGAGCGAAATGGTTTGCCCCATTCCACTGAAACATTGCGGATTTTTCCGCGCCACATTTCATAGGTGCCCCCGGTGCGTTGAAATCGAATCCAGGTGCCGACAATGAGTGCTGTGTTTGGGCTGGTGAATCCGTTGGGGTAGCGCATCACGATGGTGGCGCGTGATGGTTCGTAGGTGTCGGTCAGGCCTGATTTGCCGACGAACGCAGAAATGCTTTCGATGTTGGGCAGGTTTGTCCAGGTGGTGCCATTAATGGAATAGTCGACCGTGTAGACGATGGGCATCTAGGCAACCGTTCGAATGGGGATTGCACCGTTTTGTCGCTGGTAGCGACGCAGGGCATCGACAATTGCGTTTGGGTCGCCCCCCTGAATGGTCACATACATGTTCCCGCCCATGTTCCCGAGCTTTGACAATGGGATGACTGCTTCAGGTTGTCCACCTTCACCAATCATTGCGAGGGTCGGTTTTGTAACGATGCCACCCTCGGCGAGCATTGGAATGTTCGGGACATCAAAACCCTTCCCGCCTAATCCAGGAACCCAGCCGGGAACCTTGAATGACAGTTTCCCGATTGTGTTATTCCACAGGGATGCGATGCCGTTGAAAATACCTTTATAGAAACCGAGCAGTGTGGAGAAATAGCCTTTTATCAAGTCGATGGAACCTGTCACAGCTGTTTTGATAAATGCGAAAACCGAATCAACAATGTTTCGGAATCCTTCAAATTTCTTATAGGCAATGACAAGTGCAGCGATTAGCGCAAGCACACCCAACACAATGAGCGTCACTGGGTTCATGGCCAGTACAGCATTGAACACTGTTTGAACCGCTGTGAATGCCGTTGTGAGTGCTGTCCATACCGTTATGGCACCATTCACCAATAGAACCGCTGCAGCGATGCCGGCGATGGCACCGCCGATTGTGAGAAACACTGCAGTGTTTTCGGATGCCCAATTCCCGAAACTGGTGAGAACGGGCAAAATCTTTTCAATGATGGGGAGTAGTGCTGCCCCGATGGTTTCTTTTGTTTCGGACAGCTGCAGTTGCAACCGTTGAAATTGTCCCTGCGCTGTGTTTGCCTTAGTGGTTGCAGCACCGCCGAATGTGTCAGCGAGCACCGACATTGCGCCTTCAGCGTCCAGGCCACCTTTGATCAGGCCTTTCAGTTTGGGGTCGAGTTTTGCTAGTGCTGCAGTGTTTCCACCGTAAGCCTTTGCGATTGCCTCAGTGACAGTTGACAGGGGTTTTCCTGTAGCTGCAGCAATGTCCATTGCCAGGGCTGCACCCTCTTGAGCCTTAGTGAGTGACCCGGTCTGCGTGACCAAACGAGACAGGGCTGGTCTCAAATCGTCGTCGGCGATGCCTAGCAATTTGCCTTGTTGCGAAATCCAATCCTCATTGGCTGCGATCTGTTTGTCAGTCGCGTTTGTGTTTTTGCCGATTGCCTTTGCGAGCAGTTCCTGCGCTGCAGCGTCTTCCATTGCGCCTTTGGCAGCGTCGAATGCTGCAAGGCCTACTGCACCGATTGCAGCTGCAGCTGGTAGTGCTGCTTTTTTGATGGCGAAATTTGCTTTCGCGCCTGCACCCTCAAGTGATTGGAATTCCTTGATTGCGCCTTTCACGCCTGAATTGTCAAATTGCGACACCAGGGGAATGATGATTGCCATTTTATTTTTCCCCTAGCAGTCGGGTCATTTCAGATTCCACGCGTTTGATAACGGGTTCCAAATTGTTTTGCACTTCTTGCCATTTTGCTTCCGCTGATGGCCACATGATTCGGGACGCATTGCCGAAACGATTATTCAAACCCTCAACCATTGCTGCGCCACGATCAGACTTTGAACCACGCTTGCCCGCCATGTCCAAAATGGCGAGACCGGGCGACATGGTGCGAATCTTGACGACCCCCACCGACTCATACTGTGCGCCTTTTGCCAGGTTCCTATTGCGGGCGCGTCGAGTGTCTAGTTTGAGTTTGATGTTTTTGGTTTCGTTTTTTTTCCATTGGGTTCGGGACTTAGTAGCAAAACCCGACAATGGGGGCGCAGCGGGAATTGCTCCCCGCATTGCCTGCAACATTGGGTCGGCTGCATTCTCAAAATCTTTTGTCAACTGTCGACGGATTTTCTTGTCCAGGCTGTTCACAGTCTTCAGTGCCTCTTTGAGGCCTGAAACCTCAAGCATTTGAACCGTTGTCATTTTTTTGCCTGTTCCGCTAGTACATCAATAATTGTCAAAAACATGATGGGGTCAGATAGGAGCTCACTAGGGGCAATGCCGGTCACGACCGACACTTCCGCTACGCGTCTTCCCCAGCTGCCCCGTCCGTAGGGTTTTGATCGCCGGCAGCGTCACCACCAAACGAAATAATGGATTTTGCAAACTTGTCGAATTCAGGAACGACATGACCGCCATCGCGTAGGGCAATCCACGCGAGGATGTACATGTCTTCGAGACCGATTCCGTTTTGCTGAACGGTTGAAAACTTTTGTTTAGTTTTCCGTTCCCATTGAATAATTGTCCAGCCGTTACTGGTAGCAGACTTCTCGCCTTCCCCCCAGTCGACCGTGTATGTCATTTCAATCACGGTCGAACTACCTAGCTAAATGTTTCGGTGATGGTGCCATTCACAGGGAACGACAGCGTCACAGTTTGCGCTGCGTCAGCTGAACCACCGACTGATGGGAACACTGGCACGACTGAACCAGTGAACGATGCACCAGTGACAGCCACCATTGTGAAAGTCACATTCGTGCCCGTTTCGGCTGCAGTCCACAATCCTTCACAGATTGAGCTCGCTGCACCCCAGTCGGCCATGATCTCAACTTCGAGTGTCCAGGTCGGGATTCCCTTAGCTGCGTAAGCACCTGAGAATGTCACGCCTGTGATGGGATTTTCGGATGGGGTCAGCACTGAACTGACGCACTGATCGGTGTATGCCACCGAATTGACTGTGAGAGTGATGGATTTACCCGTCACTACATTTGCTACTGCCATTTTTGTTTCCTTACCTTGTTACGGTCATTTGAACGGTTATTTCGTACCCGGGCAATTCTTGCCCGCCGACTGCGTAAGACACTGGTCTTCCACCGTCTACCTGGGGTACCGCCAGGATGATGTCATCTGCTATTTCTAGCAATGCCTGCACTGCATCACTGTTCCCTGGTGGCGCAAGCAATGCGGTCACGGGGTACTGCAATTCATACAGGTTCACATTGATGACCCGAACCGTAGGGGGGTCAATTATGACCACCCCAGGACGGGCGTTTCGGCTGTCGGTCGTGACAACTAGGTTCGCATCCTCGAGGATGTCAACCAGCAAACCAGTCGCGTCGTTGAGCAAACCCATCAGGCAATTTGGGGACGGTTGCAGCCCCACAGACGCAAAATCTGCCCCATCGAGCCACCGACCGCAGCAGTGCCGAATTCATTGAACGATTGAAACGAATCCATCGAACCGCGTTCGCGATACAACGCAGCTGCATACATCACAGTCCCCAGGGACACATCTGCACCTGGCGAAACGGTCAACGAATCTTGATACCCGGCTGCATTGCGTCGACGAAATGCGACTGCATTTCCCGCTGCAACACAATCGGTCACGAATGCAGTGTCGTTTGCACTAGCTGGGGAGACCCCCAACCAATCGAGACAATCCTGAACTGACACCCAGGTGCAAACCACCGAATAGGTGATCGTCCCACCTGACTCCATGCGTTCTTGATCTGTGCCGGGGCTGTCATAGAGAACCTGGTTCGGCATTGGCATTTGATAATCGAAAACTAGATCACCAAATTCGTCAATGTCTACGAGCAAATAGGGCTCGGTCGAAATGACCGTCACCGTCCCGTTGAAACCTTCACCAATGCCTGCGACCGTGATACTGCGACCGACTGCGATTTCGTTGTCAGTGAGGGTCTGCAACACAGCAACGCCACCGATGCGCTGGTGATGTGTGACTGAATAAGTCGCCATGTGCAGACCCCCTACTAACTAACTACCGACTAGGCCTGAGTGATCTTGAATGTCTTTGTCGCGTCAATTGTGGTTGTTGCAAAATAACCACGAATCGCAAGTGTGCGACCCAGTGTTGACGGAACATCAACGGAAATCAAACCGCGCTGATCTTCATACACCTCGAAGCCTGCCTTCGAGCGAGGGTTAGCCACTGCGAGAATGCAGGTCTTCGCTGCGAAATTCTTGTCCGCGACCAAACGCAAACCGAGAATGTTTCCAACTGTGCCCACTGCGTTCATTGTGCCTGGTGCATTGGTTGGGTTCAGGGTGCTGAAAAGTGGTCTGCCCGTTGTGTCGTAGAGGCTGCCGAGCTGCTGCCATACATCCATTGACACAGCGATGGCATCAGGGAAAACATTCGACGATGACGCGATGGTCTTTGCGCCGGTGTAGATCGCTGCCACTACTGCGTCAGGGTCGGTGAAATCAACATTCGCTGCGGATGCCTGAGTGACACCAGCGAGCAACTGATCTGCTGCGTAGTTGTCGGTCGCGTCAGCGTATTGTGACACAAAATCTTGAATGACGATGTCCACTGAATTCGGATCACTGAAGTCGATCACTTGTTCGGACAAGGTCTGCTGCCCGGCGAAAGTCAGTTTCGTGACCACACGATCTTCAATGACCTGGGTCGTTGCTGACACTGCTGTGAGCTGTGTTGACTGCTGTGCAACTGACAGGTGAGTGTCGATGTATGGACGAATGAATGTTGCACCTGCACGGGGCATCGCGCGAGCACCGAAAAGTTCAACGATTGGACGCAAGGCCACAAGTCCGTCGAAAACGGGAGCCACGATTGGGGTCGGAATGATGCCAGGCACATTCGAAACGATTTGGTCGCCAGCTGCAGCGCGGATTGCGTTGTTCATGACTGCGAATGAATCGCCACCTGCGACATAGCTTGCGATGTATTCACTCATCGATGGCAAACGCTGTTCGCGTCGTGGCTGTGCGAAAATTGGTTGAGTAGGGATGGACGCTTCGACAGCGGGTGCTGCCTCAGCTGGGGTATTTGTGATTTCCACTGGTGTCTCCTCGACTTGTTCTGTGGTTTCGGGTTCAGGTTCGGCAGCTGAAACTGATGCAACGCGCGCACCGGGGAATGCCCCGAATGCAAGCAATGACAGTTCACGCCATCGAGCTTTTTTGATGACCATTGCACCCGACTTCTTGTCGAATGAATAGTCAACTGGTTCAACCCCTACTGAGACAGCGTCTAGGACACCATCGGCAGCAAGGATTAGAGCTTCATCGCCGGCACGGGTCTCGGAGATACGCGCGGAAAACAACATCCCTTCGGATGTGTCAACGCGTTCGGTCACGATGCCCAATGGCTGCGACAGATCATGGTCACGAATGAATTTGGGTGCTGCACCGTCAACGGGGAGCGACCCTGGCAGGAACCGAACCAGTGTGCCATCGCTGACAACTGCGTCGGTGTTGTATTCAACTGCGACACCCTCGACTGTGCGTCCAGGCTGACCGTCAGTTCCTGCAGCATTTACTGCATGAAGTTTTGCTGAGATTTGAAGATTCATGACATTTCCTCTTGTGAGTTTCGACTGTTTGGTGATTCGGTCATTTGTTCGGCGGTTTCTGCCTGATCAACAAATTCGGAGACATCCAAACGACAGAATCGCCCGCGCGGTAGCACATCATCCATTGAAAGACGCTCACTGATAGCAGAAATGTATGGGGCGCATGCGTACTTGTATAGCAACCACTGAGAATCCTGCGCGTTTGTGTAGGTCATTGAATTGTTTGTCGGTGCGCCGACCAAAAACGGGGGAATGTTTGCGACATCGGCCAGGGACAACATTGCATGCTGACGCGCCTCGACTAGTTGCAGTTTTGACGGGTCAGATTGGAATTCGACCCATTTGACACTGCTGTTCAATGCGCCGACTGCCGACACTTTGCGAGCCTGCTGCCATGCTGACGCAAGTTCGGCAAGTTCATCGCCATCAAGCGGTTCGGAATTGTCGGTCTGCTGCAGATAACCAGCTGTGATCTCGTTTGTCGCAAATCTCATTGCTGCATCATCTAGGCGATGTGCGATTTCGATTGCGCGCCATCCCATTGACAACAGGGACTGAATCGGCGACAGGAACACAACACAGTTTGCGGGGTTGAGAATTTGCCCCTGGTAAATGATTTCGCGGGGCATTCCTGTGAGCACGGTTCCGGGCTGATCAGGGAATGAAACACCTGTCGGTGGTAGGCGCATGAACGACGATGGGCGACCCTCATAGTTCCTAGCGGTCACATACCACACGGAATAACCGTGAAAAATCAGGTCATCGGTTGTCCATGCGAGCAAAAATTGACGCGTCACTGTCGGGTCGGGGCGTGTCATCCACGATTCACCCGGCAACTGCATTTCGATGTATTCCTGTTCGGTGGAATCCCACTGCACAGTGAATTCATTGATCGGAAGACTTGACACCAGGCTGACTATTAGGTCACGAGCTCGACTGATGACAGGCAAGGTCATGGCACGATCGCGTGATGTGTCCGAGTTGTAACCGATGGTCTGTCCAATGCCTGCAGCACCAGCTGCAGCCTTCACGGATGCTGCACCAAACTGGGGGGCTCGATTACGACCGAAAAATGCCATACCACGAAAGTATGACGCAAGTGTGGATGTCATGTGTCAATTTCCAAAAAAATTTTAGAGATAGAGAAATTCACCCCCTACCTAGCAAATGCGACTGCTGCCCTGACTCTTGTCTTAGGTGTCGACGCAAGTGCAGCTGCCCAAATGCAGCACCGCGCCAGTTCAATGCTTCCAGGGGAACGCTTCGATGACAAGACCAGCGAATGAGCCTGCACAACTGCGACCGCGCGGTTCATGTGATCGTTCAACATTTCTTCACCGCGATGAATCAACCGACCGTCAGTGATCAGCGACCGAACCAGCCCGGTAAATTTCAACAGTTCGCCATACCCAACCGTTTGCCTTCGTTTTTCAAATCCTCGAATTTGCGTGTCAAGGCTGGGGGTAATCGCCAGTGTCAATTTCGGGTCAGCGTCCATTGTGCGGGTAATGCCGGCGACCATTTCTGCGAGTGTGTCGACAACGAATTCAACTTGCACATGGACGATTCCTGATTCGTCCGCTGACGCTCGAACCGCGACATAGCGCGCCCCGTCCAATGAGCTGTCGACTGCTAGGAACCCGCCAGTGGGCAGTGCCCCATCGCCGGCGCAGGAATCCCAAACCCCAGGGGCGAGGAATCCGTTTTCGGTGCTGACCCAGGTGTTCAGCGATGCCCGCATGAAACTAGCTAGATCACCGTCGCCGGCCTCATCGCGGATTGTCTCGATGTCCACCAAATACCCGAGGGCGGGGTTCGCGTATTTCCAATACGACTCATCGAACACATCCACCCCTGGGGGGATGCTCCATTCCATGAACAGGTACGAGGTCGGCAATCCTGCGTCAATTGCTCGCAGTCCCTGCTCGCGCAATTTCAACATGGCTGTGGATGCCTGAGTTCCTGCTGTGGAGAACATCGCATGAAGTGGGGTTCCCCCAGCTGTGCGAACATTCCTGGCGCGTTGGGTCGGTTTCAAACCTGAGAACAAAACTTCCTCACTGATTCCCATAATTTCGTCGGAACAGATCAGGTCACAGCTGAGACCATGACCGGCACGGGGCGTTGCAGCGCGGACATACCATTTCGACTTGTCGGGCATTTCCAATTCCATTCGGCCATACCCCCATTTAGCCTTTGCGCCAAACACATCCACCAGCACGGGGGCGACCCGTTCAAACATTTGACACGCCAATGACAGGTCATGAGCAGTTGACAAAACCGTTTGAGGCTTGCCCCGCTGCGCTGCGATCGTTGTCAACCATGCGCCAATAATCGGGGCGATGAGACTTGACTTTCCCGACTGGCGCGCTGTGCTGATGCAGGCCTGACGCGTCGAATACTCATTCGAACCAGCAACCTCGCCGGCGAACATTCGGTCAACGACATGCAATTGCCAGGGGAGAAGCTCGACACCCAGGTGCATGCTCGACCACTGCGCTACCAGGTGCCCGTCGCTGTAATCGCCCGTGACGCGGGTTTCCAATCTCGGAAGCGTCATGCCGAAATCGTTTGCATTTTTTCCGTATTCGGGCGAATTCATTTTCGGGCGTTCCAATTCGTTCGGTATAGACGAAAGAT